TCATTGACCTTCAATCACGATTCAAACCAGACTTGACAGTCGTTGATGCTGATGGCATGGGAGCAGGTGTGGTCGATAGGATGGCAGAGCTAAACAACAAGGTCTATGAGTTCAGAGGTGGCAGGAATCCGAAAGAGCAGTTACGACCAGACAGATTCGAGAACATGAGGACTGAATGCTACTACGACCTTGAGGAGCTAGTCTCACAGGCACGGATTGAGATAGACGATGACGAACTTATTGATTCATTGCTGACAATCATGTTCACCCACAAGTCCAATGGGATACGGATGCTTCTTACGAAAGAGGAGATGAAGCGCAAAGGATTCAAGAGTCCAGACCCTGCCGACTCACTGATGATGGCATTGTTTGGCTTTAGGTATTTACAGAAGAAAATCGAAGAAGAGGAACACTTTAGAACACCGATTCCGAGCAAAGGACAACAAAGTGGCAACTTGTTCAAGATAGCAGGATACAGATAATGAAATACGACAACATTTGCAAAAACTGTAGGAAGTACACACGAGATGATGAGCCAAGAGAATTCTGCTCTGATGAGTGCGAAACAGACTACAACGATTGGGAGAATTGATATGGGAGGAATGTTCAGCAAACCAAAAGCACCGAGTCCACCACCGAAACCGAAACCAGAGCCGAAGCCAGACCCAGAGGAAACCAGAATCGCGGATAAGAAGAAACGTGGTAAGAAGACTCAGACTGATTACACAGGTAAGCTCGGTCTCACTAATGCACAGAAAAGCGACACTGCTCTTAAACAATTGACAGGACAATGATTCAAACCATTAAAGATGAAGACGGTAGGATGCTTGCATTCCTCTCATGGCAGTTGTTCACAGAAGATTATGTGATGGATGAGAGTGGAGAGATACTCGGCATCCTTGAGATATTTATACATCCTTCATTGAATGGCAAAGCGGTGATGAGGATATTCAACTCGGAGATACTAAAGATTGCACCACATGCGAAGACATGCGTGTACTTTAGAGATGGTAAGCCGAGACAATTTGACAGAAGACATTTCGAGAGAATGGAAAGAGGATAGATATGGGAGCAGTAACATCAGCAATCATAGGCGGTGCAGTAGTCGCAGGTAAAGTCGCAGGTGGCGCAATAGGCGGTGCGATGATGGGCGGTGGAGTATCGTCAGTAGCAGGAGCGACCATAGGTGGATATGTCGGAGGCGCAGTTGCAGTCGGTGGTCTGGCTATGGGTGGCAAGATGCTTATGGATAATATGATGGGTGGCGGTGGTGCAGGAGGAGTCGGCACACCAGAAGCTCCATCAATTACGTCTGCAGAGGCAAGTGCAAAGCAGGCAATCGATGACAAACGAAGGGCAATCGCTCGGAACAAGACAATCTTCACATCAGCCACAGGGTTGAGTGATGAAGAGAAGAGCGATGTGACTAAGAAGAAACTCTTAGGAGAATAATGGCTGAGTACCAAATCACTCGATACAGTCACAGGTATGACGATGACATCAACATGTTATGTCATGCATTCAGCAGGGAAAGCCTTGATGAATACAAATTGGGTGTAGATGTCATTAAGCTCTGGCGAGACCTCGCGGACAAGTGCCGTGACTATTCGTTCTTCTTAACCACAAACGGACGAGTGGTCGGTCTCATTAGCGGATACTTAACGACCTCAGTGACCAATGACAATCTGGTCTTACAGGAACTTATGTGGTATGTGTATCCAGAGCATCGCAGATACGGATTAAGATTGCTCAAGCACTTTGAGGATGCAGGACGGATTGCAGGCGCATCGTCAGTGATAATGGTGCTGATGCACAATTCAAAGGGTGACCAACTCGGTGCGATATATGGTCGCAAAGGATACAGTCCATTTGAAACGCACTACATAAAGGAGTTAACATAATGCAACAGGAACTAAGCGCAGAGAAGATTGTAAGGAACGCAGGAGCTTTAAAGGGCAACCGTTCTAATTTCGATACATATTATCAAACACTACACGATTACTTTTATGTCGAAGCACCAGATAGCAATAAAGAATATTATCAAGGAACAGAGCTTGATTACCTGTATCTGCTTGATGCAACAAGTCTGGATTTACCAGATATACTTGCAAGTGGGATTGCAAACTATCTCACCCCATCCAATAGCAGATGGATGGCTCTTGAGCATCCAGATAGAAGTCTGCGAGATAACAAAGATGTCAAGAGATGGATGCAGGACGTTGCAGATGAGGTCAACTACACTCTTAATCGGTCCAACTTCTACAACCAGATTCCTATCTTCTATAAATCTTCTGGAGTATACGGAACATCCGTTCTGATGATTGAGGATGACCCGAATGACATTGTTCGGTTCTACTCGATGCCACTGAAGTACGTCCACATCACAGAGGACTATCGAGAGAAACCGATGGAGTATTACATGACATTCGAGTATACCGCAGAGCAGGCATACAGTAAGTTCGGGGATATGGTCGATGAGAAGGTCAAGGAGACACTCGCTAAAGGAAGGAATCCAGATAAGAAGTTCGAGTATATCTATTACATAGGACCACGAGTCATCCGTGAGTTAAACAAAGAAGACAAGATGAACATGCCGATTCGTGGTGTGTGGATTGAGAAGAAATCCCAAAAGGAGATGAAGGAAGATGGATATCTCTCAATGCCATGTGTCGCGCACAGGTTCTATAAACGTCCGAAGATTGCCTATGGATTCTCACCTGCGATGAAGGCACTGCCTTGGGTTCGGATGCTGAACACGATGGCTGATACGATACTGAGAGCATCCATGAAGAGAACAGACCCACCGCTTGCACTACCAGACAGTGGGTTCTTAGCTCCTCTTAACTTTAATCCCAGAGCGCAGAACTTCTATAAACGTGGTCGCTTAGACCCGAAGCAGGATATCGTTCCGATTGGCAACTACGGTGATATCAATATCGGCAGGGAAGAGCTTGAGTATTATGCGAATCAAGCAGGGAAGATGATGTTCAAACATGCATTCCTCTCATTCCAAGATGTCACGAAACAGATGACCGTGCCAGAGGTTATGCAGAGAACGAATGAAGCCATGACGATGTTAGGACCTGCAGTTGGTCGGTTCATGTCTGATGTGCTTCAGCCACTTATTGAAAGGACGATAGGTATCCTCTATAAGAACGGCAGACTTCCCCAGATTCCTCCTGCTATGGAAATCAATCCAGAGTACGATGTGAAGTTTATCGGTAGACTCGCGCAGGCACAGAAACAATCAGAGCTTAACAACGTGACCAACGCGATGACGATTGCAGGACAAATCGCACAGTTCAAACCAGAGGCACTTGATAAGATAAATGCAGATGCAACAATCGATGAATTATGGGGAATCACCAACGCACCTGCAGATATGATATATGACCAGACCGAAGTCGCTGAAATCCGCATGGCACGAGCCAAGCAGATGGCGATAATGGAGCAGGTTCAGATGGCGCAAGGTGTCGCACAGGCAGGGAAGGATGCGACCCAAGCAGACAAGAACATAGCAGAGGCAACCGCCTAATGAATGGCAAGAAAGCAAAAAGGCTTAAGAGGCAAGCGAAGAGCTTTTATGAAAGATACAGAAAGCCTAAGTTCTATCATGCCAACATTACTTTGATAAACATAATACCCATTTTTATAGAATGGTTGAGATATAGAAAGCTAATCAAATTGAGAAAGAATATCTCCTTTAAGTACTGTTACAAAACACACAAGAGGCGGTGTACATGATTGACCTAACGAATGAAGGTGACATAAGTGACCTTAAGAAAGCATTTGAATATTCATTTAAAGGTGAGCTTGGCAGTAAGACCCTTGAGTTCTTAGAGGAGTTTTGCGGATTTTGGATGGGTGGACCTGCTACTCCAGACGAACTACAGGCTCACGCATTGCAGTATGAACGAGGAAGGCGCGATGTCATCCTCACATTAAAAACGATTATGCGGAAGGATTGGAGTCCTCGGCAAATCACAGAAATCTACAGAAGGAGTCAAACATGAGCGCAATGGATAACGGAAGCCTTGAGAGAGATAACTTTCGCCCAATCAGCTTACTGAACAAACTGAGCAACAATCGTGGTGAAGTCGGTGACCCAGACCCAAATCCTAATCCCGACCCAGACCCGAAACCAGACCCAGACCCAGAGCCAAAGCCAGACCCAAAGCCAGAGGAGAAGTGGTATGACGGTCTTAAGACTGAGGACTTGAAGGCTCACCCAAAGATTCAAGAGTTCGAGGATGCGGATGCATTAGCGAAGAGCTACCTTGAATTGCAGGGTGTCTTAGGCAATGAGAAGATTCCTGTACCGAAAGATGCAGAAGATACGGTTGCAATCGAGATGATTCAAAAAGCACTCGGTGTTCCACAGGAAGCAAGTGGGTATGAACTTGAAGACCCGAAAGTGCCAGAAGGTTTGGAAGATGTGATGTTCGCAATGGATGACTTCAAAGCATTGTCGCACAAACACAAGCTCACACCAGAGCAGGCAAAAGGAATTATGAATGACTACGTTGACCTGCTTAATAATGTGCAGACAAAGGCGCGAGAAGATTTCACAAAGAATCTTGATGAAGTAAAGAACAGTCTTAAGAAAGAGTGGGGATTGACCTACGAGCCAAAGGTGAAGATGGCTCAAGATGTAATGAACAAGTTTACAGAAAGTAAAGAAGAGTTCGATGCACTGAACGCGAAACTAGGAACAGATGCAACGGCTCTTAAGTTTCTCGCCAAGGTCGGTGAGAACTTTGCAGAAGGAACACTCGGTGATGTCGGTGACCATGGTTCACGATTCACCAAGAGTCCTGCAGAAGCGAAAGCAGAATACGAGGCAATTATGAACAATCCTAATGATATCTATTGGTCTGGTGTGCGTAACCAGATTGTCGTTTCGGAATCGGCACGGAAAGAACGCATCAGTTATGTAGAATCATTATTGCGTATGTCGCAACCTGCATAGACAACTCTTTAAGAGCCTATACAGTGAGAGAAGCCATGATTGCTAGTGGATAACATCCTCGTGATGCCCATGCCCTTTTACATAGTTTTAATTTAACAACAACAAGGAGAACCGAAATGGCAACAGAATTAGATATTAGGGCGCAACAATTTTCACGCAATGTTGTGCCACTAGCACAACAGCAGTACAGTAAGTTTTATCAAACAGTCATGCAGAAAACCGATGTGAATGCGAAGAGCTTTTCACAAGACCAAATCGGTCAGTGGGATATGCAACCAAAGGGTGGACTAAATGTTGATACACCAGAGAACGACCCGAATCTTGGTCGTAGGTGGGCATACATCGAAACATTCCACGATGCTCGTTTACTTGACAGGTCTGTCAATCTTCAGATTCTCTCAGACCCGAAAAGTGAAATGACCATCAACGCATCTCGCGCATTAGGTCGGCAGATGGATGATGTTCTTAACGCACAGATTCTTGGCACTGCTCGCAGTGGTGAGAACGGTGGTACGAACAACACTCTTCCTGCAAGTCAAATCATTGTCAACGGTGGAACGAACTTGACTATCGATAAGTTCCGTGAAGCAGGCAAAATCCTCGATGACAACGATGTTGATGAATGGGATAGATATGCATGGGTTTCACCTGCAGGTATCCAAGCATTGCTTGGTGATGAGAAGGCAACGAGCGCAGACTACATGAACGTGAAGGCTTTGATTCAAGGCGCAATCGACACGTTCTATGGTTTCAAAATCGTTAAGTCAACTCGTCTTGACCTCGTAGGTAACATCCGTTCTTGTGTATTCTTTCAGAAACAAGGTATCGTTTGTGGTATGCCAGAAATGCTCTACATCCGTACCGATGAAAGAAATGACAAATCTTACTCATGGCAGGTGTACTATGAACTGAACATTGGTGCAGTTCGTCTTGAGGAAGAGAAAGTCATCCGCGTGGACATTGACGAAACCGCATAAGTGGTTTTGTTGCAGGACCGTGAGTGAGGGGATAACATGATGAACAACTTCCTCGACAAACTTTATTAACCTTTTGACCTAGTGACATCTAGGAAAAGGAGAACAATCATGGCAGATGTATACGGTGTAAACACGACCAAGGTGAATGCAGGAACAAAGGATGGGAATTGGGTAGACCAAGGTCTCATTAAATCAAGTGTCAAAGTAATGAGCGATGTGTATGAAGCATCAGCATTGGCAGACGGCTCTACTATCGGTATGGCTAACTTGCCTGCAGGTGCAGTTGTACAAGCAGTTGTCGTTTCATTTGATGCACTTGGCGCAGGTGTAACAGTTGAAGTTGGGGATGCAAACACATCAGACCTCTATCTTTCAGCTACAGTTGCAACCAACGCAGGTTCTGCACTCGGTGATAAGGTTGATGGTGTCAGTTATGTTATCGGCACAAATGATGGTGATGATGAGATTCTTATCACCACAGGTGTTGGAGCATCAACAGGTACAATCAAACTGTTAGTTCTTTATACTAACTAATTCAGTACAGGAATCACAAGAGGGGATTGGTAATCCCTTTCCCCTCTTTTTTCCACACGGAAGGGTATCATCATGGCAGACCAAGTTACAATCATAAATAGAGCCTTATCGACATTAGGCGCAGAGCCTATCGTTAATCTTTCCGATAATACTCCGCAGGCGAAGATAGCGAACAGATACTACGAAGAGTCACGCAGAAGTGTTCTCAGTGAGTGTCTGTGGAACTTTGCTACCAAGCGAGTGAACCTTAATCAATCAACCGTGCCTCTTGCGTGGACAACCAATGGAATGGATTATGTCTATCAACTACCATCAGACATCGTCCGTATCTTTGAGACAAGCTCACCAACGGCACAGTGGAAGATTGAAGGAGATAAATTGATTACCGATGCTAATCAGATTGGCATCAAGTATGTGTATGACCTTAAGGATACAAACGCATTCTCATCATCATTCGTTGATGCATTCGCTGATAAGTTGGCGAGTGACATGTGTTATGCAATCCTTAACTCGAACACAGAAGCATCAAGGTTATTGGAGAAATACGAAGGACAGACGTTACCTAAAGCAACGGCAGAGAATGCTCAAGAGGGAACACCAACGGCTATCTACGATAGTGTGTGGGTCGACTCTCGTCTGGCATACTCACCACTAGAACGATTTGGCGCACCAACATAAGAGAGGATGAGATATGCCTAAAGCATCTCCAATATACCCAACTTTTTCAAGTGGGGAAGTATCGCCTCTTATGTATGGTAGAGTCGATATGCAACAATACTTCAACGGTCTTGCGAAGGCAGAGAACTGTCTTGTAAGACCTTATGGTCTTTGTATGTCAAGAGCAGGTCTTGAATACATCGCACCTGTAAAGTTCCCCGATAAAGAAACTAGGATTATAGATTTCGTCTTCAATCAATCCGATGCTTACACTCTAGAAATGGGCGAATATTACTTCCGCTTCTTTACACTAGGAAGCGCAGT